GAAAGCCCCACAGCCCCATTATACTTAAGTACTACAAGGCTTGTCAAGTGTTATTTTTGGTAAACTTCAATCAGGCTGATAATGATCCATCAAGACAGTCTGTAGGCGCAGAGCCGCATGGCAAATCTGGAAGGTTTCTCCGTCTAGGGAAAGGTCCGCTAGAGTTTCCAGCAAGTCGGCTAGCTTGGCGTCATCTAAGTCTTTAAACATGGTAATTCTCCGTAAAGAGTAATTATACCATAAAAAGATTATCCTGTCAAGTGTTGACAAAAGCGGGAAAACGTGTTATAATTGAAGGTTAAGCTGGAGGTACATAGGTGCCTATTCCTCCGTGTATAAACGCAAAAAACACGAAAAAACACCCGCCAAGTTGTTGATTTATAAAGGGTAAAAAACGCTTTTATACGTAAAACGATTAACGGGCACCAAGATTTCGCTTTGATATTCGGCATGTCACCCACTCATTATAGAATGAATCACTCAGCAAAGCACCCATCGCAAATATATGGTGCGTCTCCCAATATGCACACTCGGACCTGTTTCGGCAGAACCGCACAATCTCCCGAGTAAAGTTCACTTCGCCAAGGCGCTTCACATCTTCTAGTAGTACCTTATTGGAGCCGTAGTATGTCTCCCAATCGCTTGCTTTGCGGATCTTCTTTCGCTTGCCGTTCACCGTTTTATAGGCTGCTTTAGTTAAGTACTTGCGACCAATGTATCGGCGCTGGCTCTGCAAGTTCGTTATGATATAAACAAAACCGTATGAATCGCCAATCAGTTCATCAGTCACTTCACCATTATTATAGGTCCAAGTCATCGGAATCCTCACTCTCTTCCATTATGTATTCGCTACAGAATGGGCAAAAGGTCGGATCATCTGGCGCTTGGTCGCCGTCGTATACTATCTTAAATGCGGCCTCGCAATTGTCGCATGTGTGTTTCAATGTCTTCATTCGGATCTCCATATATCGTTTCCATCGGTATATGTATCTCCGTATTCTTCATCATGGGGTACCGGGATGTCCAGCATCCAGTCTTCGTCTTGTAGGGTATATTCTCCGCTTCGGTCATTGGCTCGTTCTCTGTTAATGGCCCGCATAAAGTCTCGGCTCATTGAGGCCGTTGCGATTCCCTCTGGCGATTGGTGATATGCTTTTAGTTTCTTACTCTTGGCCTCACGCAATTCAGGCGGTTGTTCACGGGCATTGGCACAGGAATACCCGCAGAATGGTCCTCTTTTTTTGTGAGTAATCCCACACTTCGGGCATGTCTTTATGGTGCTCATTTCTCGCTAGTGCGGTTGCGGTGCGTTAATCGCTCAGAAAATTATCTAATCCAGCATTTTGTGCTTGTAATGCTTTGGTTTGCAATCTAATCTTCCATCTTTTTAGTTGTGCTTGTCTCATTCTCTCTATGGTTTCGGGTGATAATTTTTTACCTCGTTGCACTCTACCTATATTTTCTCTATGTTCTAAGGATCTTTCTTTACCTAAATGTGCTTTACTTATTTTTTCTTTATGTTCTGGTGAAAATACTTTACCTTTTTGCCTCATACTGGATCTCTCGCAATATTCTTTGGAGCGTTTTTTACCGGTGTTAGCTAATCTTCTTTTTTCTATATGCTCAGAGGTCTGCTTTCTTGCTCGGAGTTTCTTCAAAACTTCTGGTGTTGGTATATATCCACTTGAGCCTTCACCACCATTGGTAAGATTTCTTAATATTCCAGTGCCGTTATCCTTCCTACCATATTTGGCTATTAATTCTATTTCCTTTTGAAATGCATCTTCTTCCGTCAAATTGGTGTAAGGAAATACTATTCTATCTCCGATAGGTGGTGGCTTTACTCCTTTTCGTTTTGCGTATGCCCTCTTTCCTTTTCCTTTACCCACATAATATGGTGTACCGTCCTTCCTTAGGTACATGTAAACATAAAACTCAGTCATCTTTGTGCTTATACATTCCCATAACCAATACTGTCAATAGAAACCACCATGGGCTCCAGTCATATTCTATAATAAGATAGGCTGTTCCTGCAAATAGGGATAGATTATACAGTGCAATTATTAATACTGTGATAGGTCTTACCATTCTTCTATCCCTACGACTGGTACTATAACTGTACACATCCTACCCTTGATTTCGGTATTATACTCCAAATCAATAGAATATCCAATAGCACTTACATTGTTACGTGTTAAGGTGAAATAGTCTACCTTATATTCTTCAATTACTTTGGATATCTCTGTGATATCATTTGCGTTTAGAATGATTTTATTCATTTAATAATGTCCTACTCTCAATATCCCAATAGGTTTCTACCGCTCTCCTCGCATAATCTGAATCAATAAAGGTACCCAGGACATACTCAACATCTTTATAAATCTTGGCGCCCCATATGCTATTCATATTGCCAACCTTGTAGGATGCACCGATGATTTTACCATCAATATCATCATAATATACCCATTGGGAATATTCTTTTTCTGTCCACTTTTTCATCTATCAATCCTTGGTGGGCTAGGAAATGCAAACACCGCTTGTGGATTTAACTCCTCGGTATTGCTGAGTTTTTCTATAATAGCCTTCAGGCGGAGTATTTCCTGCTCCAATTCTTTGGTGTATTCTTCAACATCATTATTATACATATTCATCTATCCTTTTGCCTTTGTTTGGATGTTCGGTTCTCTTTTGATTTTCTTTTCTGACATATTCTAGGTGCTCACGGTGGATCTTGTCCTGTTGGTGCCGAATCCGTTGTTGATCTATTCTCTTTTGTACTGGTGTTATTTTCATAGCTTGAATCCAAATTCTTTTAATACATCTCTAAATTCTGGTGTATAATGTTGTTGTATTTTACTCTTATTCAATATTAGCATCATCAAAATCATACCGATATCATCCCTTTCACGCCATGAACCATAGAACCATCCTGTTGGATTATCTTGCCCTCTTAATATCTCAGGTGATGCTACATAAACAAAATTGGATAGAGACATTGAAGTCCAACCAGACCGCACCATTGTATGACATTTGTTTTTTATGAATTGTGTTCCTTCCCGGTGATTGCCTGCAATAATATAATATTTCGTGTTCATAATAGTTTCATTAGTTCTTTATAGCCACCGTATACCATGCCAGAAAATAGAATAGCAAACATAAGGGCTACAAATGCATAGAATATGATAAAGATATATTTGATTATCATTCCTATATACTTCATTAGCTTTTCTTTCCGTACATTAATTGCATGGCATCAAATATACAATCATCAATTGGATTGTGCTTTGTAATATGTAGCTTTGAATCAAATGCTTCTACCCAGGCTGGTGTGTCCACATCCACATATCCATTCTTGGTGCCATATAGAAAATCAATTGCAGTTCGTACATCACGCCATCTAGCATATGACCAGATATTCTCAAGGTTCATTTGATCCTCAATGTGGCTCAGTACCATCTGATCCAAATTGCCTCTAGCCCATACCCAACAATTATTATCATTCTTTGATTTGACCCATTGGCTCATTGCACTGTAACCAATCTCAAATGGCACATCATTTGGATGTGGCTTAAATGATTTGTTCCGTGCATTCTCACATTGTTTGGACCACCATTCAACGGTACCTCTGTCCACTTTCCGATTGAAGTCTTTGATTTGTTGCTTTACATCAAACTTACAAAAGAATGCGGACTCTCTTAATTGAGTATGGCTCGGCTCTTTATCTGGATCAAAATAGATTGCGGCCATGGATAATATCACGGCATCGGAATCTTTACCGAGAGTTTCAACATCAAATATAAAAATTTTATTTCTCCAATAAAAAAGGGCTATAGTAACATTATACCATAGCCCGGTGTGATTGTCAAGGTAATTAAATAATCTGTTCTGTTTGGCTCATATGACCAATACCAACATGGATGCCAAGTAATGTAAAGCCTCGGTAGTTGCTTTCAGAATCATCACGGCTTATCATTCTATTCACCAATTCAAATTTAATATACTTAACTTCTTCACTCTCATAATATCTACCATCATCGCCTGGAAATGATTTCCATTTGATGCTGTATGCAAGCACTAACTTATATTTGTTTAGTTTGAATCGTTTTGTGTAATGCATAATAGATTATTGATTTGTTCTTTTGGCACAAGACCACCGAATGAAAATATAATTCTTTCACCGCCTTGTATCGGCGTGCTTGCATGATACTCCATACTAGCCAAACATAACCATAAATCACCTTCTTCAACATGCATAACTTCATCATCAAGAATTGGATCACCACCGATTGGTGGTTTCTTAATCATTAAATTACATCTGGTGTGGACTAGTCCTTCAGGTGCTCTATCAATATGCTTGTGAGTAAAAGTACCATCAATAAAATGGTTACCAGTGAAACATTTATATACTGGTTCTACAGAAACAGGAGTAAGGCCAAATTCTGAAAATGCTTTTGACCACAGCGGATGTGAATCTTGTGCCGCAAATCTTCTACCAAGACTAACAGGATTGTTAATAAATCCTGTTGTCGCTGGAGCTACCTGATTAGCGTATGACCAAGATTTAATTAATCGTTGTTTAACTCTCACGAACAATTAATGGCTCTGCCGCTTGTAATGCTTGAGCAATGGATCCTTTTGGTACCATAGCAGGATCCAATATATCACCAGTTTCATTGTCTCTTAATGCATGAATGCAATAAGCAACTGTATTGTTAGATAATGCTTCAAGTTCATGCACTTTATCTTTATTGATATAAATCATATGAGGTGCATTAAATTCTGTTACATTGCCATCAATGGTTACTTTTAATTTGCCTTTAGCAAGCAAAGTCAAATGGTCGTGTTGATGAACGTGACCAACTTCAATATCACCAGTATTTTCAAAATACATCATGCGTGTGTATAAATTTTCCACACAACCAATATGGACTTGAATGCTCATGTAAAGTCTCCTGGGTTTGTAGATGGAATAATTTCAATTCCGGGCATAAGAACCGGTTCTGGTTGGACAGGTTCTTCGTATTCAGCAATTGGACCAAATTCACCTGATAACGCTTTTTCCCATATTTCTGTTGAGTGAGTGTATATCAATCCTTCAGCTTCCGCTTTTGTGCAATGAAATGGAACAAAATTTTCAAACAAATGATTGAAATTTACTTCGCAATCAAATGCGGTATGCTCTGGATTTGTCCATTTTAAATTTCGGACAACTGTGTAATTAATTTCTTGAACTATAATCATTATTTTCTTTCAAAATTAAGATATTCTCTGCCATAGATTTGGAAAGGTGCTTGTGAGCGCAATTCCATAACCGTCAACGGTGTTTTGAGTTATGATGTAATCATAAGCGCCGACAAATCTCCATGTGCCAGAACTATTAGATGATGTGCCTGAACCGTAAAAGTTAATGGTGGCAGCTGTGCTATTAACAACATGGCCATTAAAATAATGAACCTCACCGATGCCGCGGGGGCTTGGTACACCAGAAGTAAGTTTATAGAGATAACCACCAGATTGAGTATTTCCGGGGAATGTTTTAGAGTTGAGGGTGTGTAACATAAGTCCTACATGTCCAATTGCTAGGTGTGCAGGCGCACCACCCGCCGCAGTTGATTGTGTTGTACTATCGTTAAATGTTAGTGTCGTTCCCGACATGGTCATTGCCATTTTATCTCCTTAAAATTCTCTGTGGTCTTGATGGACCGTTGCGTCTTTTTCTATGACTATATTTATATAGTCCACCGCGCTATCTTCTGAATCGCAGTATCGGATTATTGTCTGGCCAGTATACTTTGAGGTAAAAATTAGAAGAATGCCGGTGTCTTTATAGATGGAAAATTTAATAACCCAGCCGTTGCGAACGACCGGGTGAAAGCAATTGAGATTACTTTTTATTTCCTGCAGGAGCAAGGTCTGAGAATTCCTCAACGATTTTTCTTGCATTTTTACTAATTTCCGATCCCATAAATGTTAGCCCATACGTATATGTAGCATAATCGGATCCTATTAGTTTGTTAAATGCTTTGATACCAGCATTGAATGCTTGTTCGTTTGCATCAATCATTGCGATTGTGAATTCTTTTGATTTGGTTTGAATTTCTTTGATATCCATTTTGTTTCCTTATTGATAAGCGATTGGTGAATTAAACTCTTTTACAAGCAATTTTAATTCAAGGTAAAGTTCTTGTATATAATTTTTCATTTGTATGCACTCCTTTTGGCTGTGTCATACTAATATATATTAGCAAACTAGAGAATTACACTAATAAAACACTAGAATACCAAGTCTAATGCATAAATAAATGTGGTAATTCTAATGTTGGAGCATTAGAAAACCCAGTCAGAGTTGGGCTGTCCCACAAAATTATATATTAACCAGTCAGAGGGTACAAATGAAAAATCATCCAAACGCATACAATAAAAAGACACCTGAGGAAAAAGAACAATATTGGTTGAAATATGCAATCAATTCACGTTTTAGGTCAGGAATTAGTAGAGCTAAACAACAACAAAAATATCCATCTTGGGCCAATAAAGCAGAAATTCTAAAAATATACACCGAAGCTGTGTTATTAGAACATAAAACTGGAATTAAACATGAGGTTGACCATATAATTCCATTAAATGGAGATGATGTTTCTGGTTTACATGTGGAGAATAATTTGCAAATTTTAACTCGTAAAGAAAATTTGACTAAGTATAATTATTTTTAATTATAGCTTAGGTTCGTTTGCCTTGTCAATTGGCTTTGGTTCTGCAACCGCATCAATGAATCTATATTGTGGTATTGTCCATTCAACAGGCTTCCAAAATTTATGGTAAATATTGTTCAACAACAATACAAAACCGCCAATGATACAAAGACCAAGCCCAATAAAGATTGAGCCACCCAAAAAATACAATGCTGATTCTATTTCCATTACCATTCTTCCTTTGCTTTTTTTGCTTCACTTACAATTTTCTTAATTACATCCCATAGTGGTTGTGCTATCCAACCAAAGAATGCACCGTATATGAACCATTCAAGTTGGATCAATTGTATTCACCTTTGTAGTTCTTCAATGCTGGATTACGGCGTAACATACGGTTGAGTTTATATAACCATGTCCATTGCCACATATGATGAAAGCCAATTATAACTCTCAGATATGGCAAAATGAAACCAACAGAAATACTATCTGCTTGTAGGTTCACATCAACACCAAAACTAAAATGTTCCATTGTCCAGATATGGAATAATAACCAATGTAATGACCAAGCGTTTGCATTCCATTCATCACCTGGTCTATAATTAAACCGTGGTACTAATGGGCAAGCATCATTGCACCATAGTTTATGGAGTGGGTGATGTTCCCACCAATCCTTCTCACGCTTTGCAACTTCCATAATGTGTCCTTAATATTTTTACTTGGTCATTAGGCGCTAGATAACACCTTGCATGTAATCTGTATGAACCAGTCGTTGAATCTTCAATTTTAGTAAACTCTATTAGATTATTTTCCATCATACATTTAACCAGATGTGTTGCCATTCTTTGCTTAATAGCATTTTTGAAATCATCATCCGTTAAAAATCTATCAATATCAGCAAATGTTATATCTAATGATCCGCTTAGTAATTTACCACCGATAGGATACTCCATTGTTTTAAATGTAAATTCTTCATCAGCCCAATTGAATTGTGCTGGATTATTTCCAATCATGTTTGTTATTGCCATTAGATGCCTCTAATTTGTTCCCACTCGGTGCTGTCATTGATTACATCACGGCGCCACAATGTACCATCGTTACACAATGCAGTCACAATAATTCTACCAGAATTTGTTGTTGCGGTTGTAATTTGGGTAATCTTACGCTTTGGTCCAGCTTCTTGTTTCAATTCAGTTTTTTCATCAGCCATTATTTTCTTCCTTTATGTCAAATGCTCTAATAATATCATACACACCATCCGCACTCTTGTCTATGCAAATGTCTTTTGAGAAACCTCTATATTCAAATAGGTGTGGTGTATCGGTATCACCAAACACATCAATCATAATCTCAGGCTCACCCATGTGATGTTTGTATTCATCATCATAGGTGCAATAGAGGTCCTCAAGTTTTTTAATCAAATCAATTATACGCATAGTTCATTATATAACAATACAATCACAATGTCAAGGTAATTATGCAGCCTTGCCCCAAACATCGTCCCATGTACCAGATAGGGCACCCTTTGAGTAATCAGTGGATCTATTCTCAAAGAAATTGGTATGCGTTGGTGCATTAATCATTTCTTCCACCCAAGGCAATGGATTGCGTTTCACTTTCATTATTCCCTTAAGACCCAAACTAATAAGCCTACGGTCAGCAATGTAACGAATATATTGTTTAACATCATCAGCAGTAAGGCGATCCATAGGACCCATACTGAATGCCAAATCAATAAACT